ACCGCTGTTCCAGAGACGGCGGTTCACTTCACCAACGGGATCCTTTTCGTTACGGTCAAGTGTTGTACGGGAATTTTCAATGTACCACCCACCAGGTCCTTGGAAGGCATGGGAGTACAGTTTTGCCCAAGGAAGAGTCTCTCCCTCAGGTGCTGGTAGGAAACGGATAACTGCATATCCATTTCCAGAAGCGTCAACCTCTGGTTTCCAGAATCGCTCATCAACATTCTTATTGCTGGATGATTTCTCTAGTTCCTTCTGGAGGAAGTCAAAATTGGTCTGGGATTTACGCTTAAGATCTGCAAAAGACATAGGATTTTATCGGATTTAATTGGATTTGGTTTGTATCTGGGGTGCTCTTATGTGGCGGTTTTACCTAACGTCATATCCACGCTTCTAAGTCGTGGTAGTTAGAACCCAGTTGCCCTCATCACTTGAATATTATAACAGGCGAAGGGTCGGGCGTCAACCTTTTGGAAAATTGTATGTTGGTTTCCAATCGGGTGGTCCTTCGCCGTTCTCATACCTCTGCTTGAGGTAACGAACTTTCTCGATTAACTCATCAAACATCTGTTCAATGGGTGTGTCTGGTGTTGCACCTAACATGATGACTCCTTGCTTCATTGTCTCAAGGACAGACTTAGCTTCGGGATCTTCACTTAATTTAATGCGAGCATAAAAGATCTTCTGTTTTTCTATTAGTGTTAGTAGAGCATCGAAATATTCGATCCTCCTTTTCTCATCTAGAAGGACAAAGTTCATAGCAGATCTAAAACAGAACTGCTGTAACTCTACCATCTCTTGGATGTCACCACGTACTAATTCGGACTGGAAGAAACTACTCATTAGACTAACATTAATTTGGCACGACTTGTTTTTTTCATGAAGTTTAATTGCTGTGCTTCATGACGTAATTTTTCTTTTAGAGGTTTACTAATTAATTTATTCACACTGTCAAGTTCAATCTCATTGAGGTCACAGTAATGTATAACTGAATCAATGTAATTCATATCTTGATTGGCATGAGCAATCTTCTCCACCTCCTGCGAAAATCTCGCAGATGTCATAAATCTATCCTCTAATAATTGTTTTTTCTCCATACTGTTCTTGGTATTCGTTGATGTAACTCATTAATCTAATAAAGAATTCTTTCTTAGGTGGAACCACCTTGACTTGAGTTTCACCGTTCTCACAAGCAACAATAGTTACGAGTTGTTTAACTGACAACCCATATAGTTCTTGTAAACAGCAAGCATATGCTGTTTCTTGAACGAAGTAATCGTAAAGGTACGCCTCTCGTTTTGGTTCCTCAGCAGTCTTAAAATCAATAATAGATAAGACGCCATCAAACTCTGCTATACAATCAACACGCCCCGCCACTTCAAGATGTTTAGAGTAGAGTGCTGCTTCCTGCAAGTAAATATTATTTATACGGTCTAAATCAGACCTACTGTGCTGAAACATCAGTACAGGAAGGGGATGTGCCTTATACTTTTTTAAGTCTAAGTCATTGTTTAGATAGTCTTCTACGATAGAGTGATACTTAGTTCCTCTACCAGTAGCACGAGAAGTCTTAGCGTTTGCTGCCTTCTCACCAACACGAGCTCGCCACTTAGCGATACTTGCTTTCTTTTTTGCATTGTTACTGATCACTGTAGTAACAGATGGAAACTTAGATCCCTCAGGTGTGAGGTACATACGTTTACCATTAACTGATTCAGCAACCATCTCAATAGGGTCTAGACCTATGTGTTTAAAGAGATTCATAAACCCAGATTGATTTTATTAATCAGATAAGATTTAACTAGACCAGATCTAACGATATCATCGATACCAAATTCAATCATTGCGAACTCAGGCATCTGTTGTAGGATACGTTGGAAGTCAATGATGCCTGTACGCTCACTGATCTTTTGCAAGTCAGTTTGTGCAGCATCACCACAGAAAATAATCTTACTATCTTGTCCAACACGAGTGATGATTGAATCAAGTTCGTGGAAGTTCAAGTTCTGACACTCATCAATAATAACAATAGCATTGTCTAGTGTAGTTCCACGAATGAAACTAGTAGACCAGAATGAAATTGTTTCCTGTGCCTTCAGATTATCATACAACATTTCATATGAATTGTCATCAGGCATTTCAAACATGGATTGAACCATGTTCTTGTATGGTATTTGATAGAGAGAAGATTTATCTTCATGATCACCAGGTAGGAAACCAATCTCTCTAGTAGAAACTAAAGACCTAACAATATAGATCTTTTCATATGGTGAGTAATCATCTAGTACTTCTTTGAGTGCTTTATACAGAGCTACGAATGTCTTACCTGTACCAGCAACACCATACGCATAGATCATCTTACCTTCATCCCATGCATCAAACATCACCTTCTGATTTTCAGTCAGTGGTTCAATGGGGAGCATGTAGTCAGCACTAATGGGTTTACGACGTTTCTTCTGCTTAGCAGTCATACCATCGCCAGGTGCTTTGTTTGTCTTTTTTCTAGCAGGCATATTAATAGTTGTATTTGTCAGTAATGGTTTTGTTTCTTGGTGCTTTGGGGACGACTTTATTTTTCATAATGTCTGCCCAACCAGGATGAGTTTTTTTCATTTTATCTCTCCACTCACCCACCTCACCAGAGGCAGGACAAGTAGAGGGATCACTCCAATCTCTATCCCAATCGGGATTGTCAATCTTCCACTGATCCCAGTCATGAACGCTAATCTTAACGTCCTTCTGTTCTCCAGTGACTCTGTTAATTACAGGATATGTTGCCATTATTTCCAGTCAAGTGCCTCCGCACAAATAGGGAATTGTTCACAGAACACACGCTTAACATCTAATGCGATGTCCATGTGTTCTTTCTGTGTACCATTAGCAGAACGAAGTTCAATGTAATGGATCCATGAACGGACTGAGCCAGTCATGTAGATTTTAGTTGGTGTTGCTAAAGGAAGCACAAATCTAGCACACTCCTTTGCAATTCCATCACCAAGCATTTGTTGATACAAATCCATAGCTTTAGTAAAGTGATCTTGCATCAACAATTGAAACTTCTGAAGTTTAAATTCATCAACATCATCAATAGAGTTCTGCCTGTTCTTTGTGTCTTGACGACGTAGTGCTGGCAAAGGAATAGTATCTGCCAACATAGAACTGTCAGCATACCTCTGGGAAAACTCTTGATATGTAAACGAACGGTGCCTCAAAATTTGAGCTGCGATGCCACGAGTGGTCTCAATCTCTACAGTCATGTGTGCCTGCTCAAAGACAGACCAATGATTGTGTTTGATACAATAGGATAGTAGACCAGCAACCTTAGGATTTTCCTGATTGTTTGGGTTGCTTACCCTCGCTACATACCCCATCGTCTTTTCTGCGTCGGGTGTTACTGTTACGAGTTTCACTGAGTTCATTATTAAATCCTTTTAATTTTTTGCGGTGTAATTGTTTTTCCTTTAGTTGTTTTTTAGCACGAGCAAGAGCTAGTACCATATATTGTAACTCAGTTTCTGAGTATAAGTCAGGTCGTTTCTTCCCTTCCTTGATTGCTCTCTTTGCTAACTTGATTGTGTCTTTGAATCTCATCTATCTTTGTAATATGCTAGGTAATACCTTACAATGCCCGAAGTAGTAGCATTGCCTTGTGATACCCAGTCATTTACACATTCGTAAATACTACGGTTTGAATAGGTTGATGATCCATCTACCTGTAATTTCTTGCCAAATTCATTAAGCAAGATCTTTAATGCATGTGATCTAACATGCATACGGTCTTCATTGTATCTCCAATCAATCTGGGTATCCATCGTCGTCTCCGTCATCGTAATTGAATCCGAATGATTTTTCTATCTCGTCTTTTGATACATCATATGCTGAAGTGTCAGAATAAACTTCACTCTCTAGTACATTGACAAGAGATTTAAGGTTCTTGACGACGAGTTTTAGTTTCTCTCTATCCATATTTAGGTTACAGATGATAGTAGTATACCATAAAAAAAGAGGGGTTGCAACCCCTCTGTTCTATTTACTGTAGAATTTCTCTACATATTCGTTTGCATTCGTTTTGCTGTGTATCACATTCGATTAGACACTCGTAGTAATCATCTAACATGTCATCCTCGGACATGTAGTGAGTATGCTGCCAACCATCTAATTGACCGTGAGAAATTAAATTATGCATATTCCTCCATAATTGTACCTCATAATATAGAGGAGGTTTCAGAGCATCTTGTTATCTCCAATTCTACCACTATTTATTTTTGGGACATCAATATAAAGGAAAATTGCAACGAATATTATTGCCTACGTAAAATTACTCAATAAAAAAAGAGAGGTTACGTAACCTCTCTTAATTAAGTGACAAGTAATTCACTTAATGTACTTTTTACCACGATATACAAATGTACCGTGAGTTTCATTCGTTACAACTTTGCTAGGATCATATACAACACCACGATATGCAGTGTGAGAGATCTGTGCGTTGTGAAGAGCAGCTCTTTTGTTGATCTGCTTACGAACTTTTTCTAGTGTGTTCATGGGTTTACTCCTAAAGTAATTGGATTTTTAGGCCCGTTCCTTTAGTCGTTTGCGTCCCAATACCACTCACATTCTGGTGCGGATTCCTTTACGGTCTCAACCAGTTCAATCTTTACCTCTTCAGGCATGTCTTGATGCTTTTGAATCCTCAGGATTAATCCTGATGTTTGTTCACATGTGAGTGTAGTGTACAGAAGTACTTCTAACATGGGATGAACGCTCCGTTCCGCGACTTACTTGCGCCCCACCCAAGAGTGGGGTGAACGATGGTAGAATTCTACCATAATATTTATTTAGTGTCAACTGTATTGGTTGATACTTTTTTAGTTTCCTGCGAGATAGAATCCTTCACCTCTTCTACGACAGACACGTCTTACCTGTGCATCATACTTTGGTTGTGGTTCTTCTGTGATTAAATTCTTGGCAAATGCCCATGCTTCTCTGTATCTCGTGAACTTATAAACATCGTCATAAGTTTTTGCAGATACTAGGACACCATCGTTCCTCCACAGTTTCATCGTATGCCAATTAGTTGGTTCAGAAATCTTGCGGTAGAAGATACACCAGTTTCCTATTTGATCTGCACTCATTTCTTTTTGTTGGGTTTGCTTTTATCATTCCACAGTTTTGGGTTAACTCTACCCTCTGTCTGTGTCATATTTCTAAAATCCTTTTTGTATTTATCCCAATAGTCATCAAAAATATCTACCTGACCATTGCCAGTAGCAATATCAAATTTAGTAATGCCTCCCTCTAGATATTCTATGAGAAAGGCATTGTATGGTAGAGATTTATCTTGAGCAAGGGTTGGATCACATTCTTTATGGATAATCGTACATCCTTTTCCCATCACGAACGATTACCCCACTGAATTTGCGGGAAAGCATCTTCGACACACTGGCGTGTAATCTTCCAACGCTTTCCAATCTTCTTGTCCTTCATAAGAGTCAGCACTTCTGCTTCACCTTGGTGTAGACCCTCTAGGAGTTGAATAAACAAGGTTTCACGTCTGGTCTGAGACACGTTTGCTCCACCCTTAAAAAAGAGATAGAGTTTACGGTACTCATGTGCCAGTTTAGTGTGCTCTGTTTCTTCAGGTGCATCGTTCTTTTTATATGGCACGTCACCCTCAGGAAGCATAGAGATAACACTCTCATCAAAGTTTGCAATCAGGATCTGTCTGAGTGCTGGAGTATTATATTCCTGTAGAAGTTTAATCTTTTGTGCTTTAGTTTTTGCGTTGCTAACCTTCTGTAGCACCTCATTCATTAATAATTGCATAACCTAATTGCTATCGTAAATATATTTATTCCTCTTCAATTTCGTCTTCATTTAAGAAGCGAACTGAGAGAAGTTCTTCGTTGATCCACTGACCTTGTGAATCTAACATTTCGGGATGAAGAATTTCAGATTCTTCTGTTTCTCTGGCATATAACATATCATGTTTCACTTCGTTAGCAGTCCATCCTGCTATTACCCCGACTGCCAAGAATAAAAATGATGCTGTTGCCGAGATGTAAATCAGTAAAGTTTCAGTCATGTTCAACTCCGAACTTATGTTTCCTTTTCCCACCTTAGTTCAAAGTTGAAGTACACTTTGCGTTTTAGGAGGGAGAACACCTTATTAATGTGTAAACCTTTTTTAGATTTCTGTTCCTTCGGTTTTGCCCTCCTGAGCAT